TATCAATTGGATGTACAAAGTCTTCTTTAATATCTTCATTGTGTTTATCAATAAAAGAGTCAAAAGTGCTCATCACTGCTCCTTGCTTCTTGATATGATGATCAAAAACACAGCCTAAGTGACTAGAAAAATCATTCCAATCTTGAAAGAATTCAGTGTGTTTTTCAGTATTGATATTTCCAACTGCTGTATGCGTGGTATACTCAAACCTCCAAATGTCAGGATTGAAACCAAGCCCAACTTTCCTCGAATCCAATTCACAACATCCATCAACTCTGTACTCTGGTTTAACAGAAGGAGTTATAATTATCATTCTTCTTAAGTAAGCTGCAGGAGAAACAAATGCTTGCTTCAGATAGTGATGGATGTCAATTTGATTTGTATCCCCAATGACAAGCAACGGTGACGCAAATACTTTACACTTATCTTCAGCGGCTGCCACATTCATAGGAACCTTCAAGGAATCAACAATTGATGTTATTTCTTCAAATATTTCATCTCCTTGTGTCTTCACGATGTTAGGTGCCTTAGCAAACAATTCAGAGTATTTGAATATGATTTTGTCTGGTGTTAACGTGTCATTATACTGTGATCCCTTCACTTTTGCGAAAATTAGGCTGTCAGAAAATTTGACGCCCAATTTTTTGCAATATAACTGTGAGACCATTTTAATAATCTTACTTTTCCCTATTCCCGGTAGTCCAGACACTACAATAAACAAAGGAACGAAACGCTCACCCGCGTTAAGTTCAGCTGAAATTGAATTCATTCTATCTTTAAGGTCCAACATCTTAGCTTTGAATATTTTTTGTTTTTGTTTTCTAACTCTACACTGAATGGATTCCATGTGGCTTAGATGTTCTGAAATCATGATAGCATATTTCTTTTTTGATATAAAGCCTGATCGTAGGTGATTATCAGAGACAAATCTGTCCATCGCAATCAAATCATCGGCTTTTTCTATAGCCGCAGCAATTTCTTTATCTCCAAATAATAGAGTATATAATGTCACGTGTTGATTTTCAGGATCCAATAGATCTTCCACTAAATCCAAAATGAAAAGACAACTTTTGACAAAATATTGAATAGCAATGGCATCTGATGCAAAAGTAGTTATCGTAAAAAATCTACCGTATGATTCTATTAAATCATTAGGAAGCATCTTTAAATGCACAATTGCACTCCAAGCCAGAGATATGAG